GATATAAACAGATCCTAGATAACATAGATGGTGATCAAGAAAAGTATGTATGGATTATGGACTACGGTAAAAATTCTATACCTATGGAAAGTGATCATAAAATAAAATCATTTGAAGTTCAAGGTTGTCAGACACAGACTTGGTTGGTGCCACACTTTGTTAAAGATAAAATGTATTTTACTGCAGACTCAGCTGCGCTTATATCTAAAGGTATGGTTAGTATGATAGCAGACGTGTACAGCGGCTCGAGCGCCCAGGACATTAATGATTTTGATCAGGATGAATTTGATATTTTAAATTTAAGTACGCTTTTAACGCCAGGTAGAAATAATGGTGTAAATGGTATGTTAAAAAAAATTAAAGATTATGCTAAGATGCACCTAAAGGATTCTCTAGCGCACGCTTAATCCTTTTATCTATTTTTTCTTCTAGTTCTGTTTGTGATTCTTTTATATCAGCTTCTAGTTTTTTCATGTCGTCTTCTATATCTTTAATAGTTGTTTTTAATTCTTGTGCACTATCTCTAGAATCTTCTTTGGTTTGTTGTTCAACATCATTAACAATCTTCTCAACACGTCTTACGTCTTGCCGTAAATCATTCTTCAACTCATTGGCCACATCAGACACTAAACGGATTTCCGACATCATCATTTCCATTTCTTGCATTATCATTTCAACTTCTGTTTGTATGAGCTCTGTCTTGCTTGACATCTCTTCTTTTGTTAGCGCAATGTTCTTGTCAAATTCTGATAAGTCTGGAGCTACATAACTTTGTATTTGTTCTTTCATGTTAAGATAGTCTTTGTAAAACTCAAAGCCACCCCACAATCCACCAGCTGCTGTGCTTAGAGCAGTCAATACTAGGAATATCTTCCCGCCACGAAACTTAATACCTGCTACCTCTAGTTCTGCCACTGACTCTCCTCTATTTGATTCATTAAACCGTCACTTCCAACAAATAAAAAGTAACCTGCCATATTGTTATCTTCTATCTTTGTATCAGGTATCATGAAGTCTGTAAAGAAATCTACCCTGTCCTGTAGCTGCTGTTGTGTATCAAAAAATGTTTTTGTATCACCTAAAACTTGCATAACTATCAATGTTTTAGTCTGATTTGTAGTGTCATATCTACCTTTATCACCCATTTTCTTGACAATTTTTTTAGCAGCCTTTTCTTTTTGTTCTTGTTTTTTTACAGGTTTCTCATTGTCTTTACTCTTATCGGTTTCACCCTTATCTTTTGGTTCTTCCATATCTTCTGACTTATCTTCATCTGCATCAGCCTCTGGTGCGCTATCTTTCGCCTCTGGCTCGTTAGCCACATCTTCTTTAGGCTCTTCATTAACTTCCTCAATAGGTTCATCTTTTACCTCCTCTACTTCAGGTTGTGTTTCTGGTTCAGGCATCTCTAGTTCCATCTCCATTTCCATTTCTGTTTCTATTGCAACCACTTCAATTTCTTCCATCTCCATGCTTGGCATCTCTAGTTCCATTTCTACAGTTTCATAAGATACATCTAAATCTGGTGCATCAAATTCTGGTTCAAAATATAAATTATCGCCTGGCTCATCTACAACAATGTCATTATTTTCAAATATATTTTCAACAATATCAATGACTTCTGTCTCTGTACTGCCACCCATGGCTACCCACATTTCTACTGTAGTTATGGTTTGATTCACAATTGTCTCTACAACATTATACAATACGTTTATGGTAATATCGTCCCATAGTGGTCCAATTGCAAGGTTGATATCACGTCCACCAATTTCTATAACTAAAGTTGTAATTGATCCTGCAAAATCAAAACCACCTGCGTACTCTTGAAATCCACTTGTTACACCTGATTCTGATAGTATGTCAGTGCCACTAAATACATTTGTGTTACCATTACGTCCTGTTACATGTAAATATATGCGGTCTTGTGGGTCTTGTTTATCAACTTTTATTGTGTAATTTGTTCTCCCTCCGTTCTCTATGTCAAGAGAAGATATATCAACTGTATTAACAAAGGTCGTACCCATTCCTTCTACGCCCATGGTGCTTGTGCTATTACCTGACCCTGTAATTTGTGCACATTTATCTGTGCCTAATCCATAACAACCACTACCAGATGGCATGTTTGCAGGCCCTTGGCCGCCCCAGTCCTGGTCAGCATCGCCTTCGTATCTAGGCTGTACAAAACCATTATCGCCATCAAGTATATCACCTGAATCTTCTGTAGTTACAGTTGTCGTTGTTGTTGTAGTTGTGGTTTCTGTTATTATTGTGTAGCCATCAGAACCGTGCTCCGTGGTTTCTACTATGTCTTCTACTATCGTTTCTTCTACACCTGGCGTACATACTCCTGTTGCTGTAACAGGACACTCAGCTCTAAGGGAAGAAGGCCACGACGCCAGAATGCATAACCATGCCAGCAATAAGAAATTTGAATAATTTTTGACCATCAGTTAGTCCAGGTTTTTTGTTAGCTTCTTGTTTTACTGTTTCTACTTTCTTGTATACTTCTGATCCTTTAGGTATCATGTCAACGTTAGCTTCCCATTTCTCACGTGCTTCATCACCGATAGAACCCATGTAAGGACAAACTGTGCCTGCCATATACATCGCATCCCAGACACGAGGGTCGGCACACAATGTGGATACTGCAGCGACTTTCATGCCCATTGAATAAAGTGATCGTGATAATTTTATACGTTCACAGTTTTCATCGGTTACCGTAATTCCGCTGCTAATACCGAGGATCTGGGTTTGCACTGCACCAGCTACTGCTGTCTTACACACGTCAGAATTGTTTACAACAACGCTAGGTGAGTTTGCAGTTGGTGGCGCTTTGTCTGTTACTACTGTTGATGACACAGTTGTATTTGTGTCAGCGCTTTTTACATCTGTAGCTACAGATACAAAAGTTATTGCTGCCAGTAATGCTATTAATGTTTTCATAAAGTATTTAAACCTTGTATAGGAAAAGAATCAAAGGGTAAACAATATCCAGTGGTAACTAAATTCTGTTTATATTCCAATGGTTTAGACTCGTAAATGTTTAAGTAGTTTGTCAATGATTGCATGCAACTTTCTTCTGTTCCATACAAAAAAGAATTAGTTCTAACTGATGGTAAATTAGGTTGTGAGATCATTACAATGAGTAACCAAACTTTTATCATTTTTGTTCCTTTAAATCGTAAAAATAATTTGTATCATCACCTGCTGTCCATTTAGATTTATTTTCTACAGAGTAATATTCTGTTGACACTTTAAAATCAGGTTGCTTTGTTTCTGATGGTGTAAGTGATTTGTCGTAATAAATAATTCTATTGTTAGGTTGTGCTGCATAGTGACCGTTGTCAAGTTCTATTATGTTAAATGATTTATGTTCTTCTGGCACTTCACTGTAGCTGGTGTTTAATGTGTTGTGGTCAGAGTGACAGTTGTCAATTGTAAATAAATATTCTCCGTGATGCCATTTTTTAGATGGTGATAAATATTTGCAGCGTACACCTGCAAGCGATTGTTTTTCTATGACTGTAACATGGTAACTAAACGCGTCCCACAGTTCTAACTCTTCTAGTGCGAAATCATCTTTAACATTAGGGTCACTAACAAAAGCACTAATAGGCAGCTTATCGTATAGAGCACCATATTCCGGCAGATACGTTTCAAAGTAGAGCGCTCGGCCTTGGATAGATTTACAGCTAATCCAAACACCTTCTACGTATTCCCCATGTCCTTTTTGATGATCATATAAATATTGTTTCTTAACAAAAACTTTGACTGGAGGTAGGTTTGCTACCAGGAAGGACATATCAGTCCTTTTTCATCATTTTTTTGTAACTTGCTGTTAGATTTTTATTGACAGCAGAATCACTGTAGTTTTGTTTCATTAATGTTTTAGAAAACTTCTCTGCACGTTCAGATGCTTTTTTTACATTCTTAACTGTTTTTTTTACGTCTTGGTTTAGTTTATTTTTTTCTGATGCGCTTTTAAATGCTTTTCTTTTTGCGTCGAATTTTTTCTTTGCCGTGTTTTTAGAACCGCGGCCCAAGGCTTTGCCAAATCCTCGTAGTGCTATGCCAAATATACCCATTATTTACCCCTCATGTAAGTCTTGTTAGGGTGATAGTATAACCATTTTATAAATTTATTCCAGTATTTTAGCATGCCTTTGTTAATTGGGGACCCCCTGCAACGAATGTGCCTGGGGTCCACCGAGATGAAATGAAGTTGAGAACATTACATGTACATGAACTGCGACAATTTGGCAATAAAAAAGTTACTTTGTCCTTGTTTTGTTCTGTAGGCTATGCTATACGACAGTTAAATGTCGATGTTGCAACATTGACAGAGTATGGCTGAACAACTGTCACAAGGTAGTAAGGCACACTTAAGGGGAAATACGGACAAGTGTCTGAGATAACCAAGGGTGGTACTGAAGTACTCGTTAACATTTTAGGATGTTTGACTTGTCGGGAAAAGGTTGGGGGTAGTCAAAGAACCCCCCTACTCACTTAAATAAGGAGAACTAGAAATGATAACAAAAGATAAATTTACAGAGTGGCTTAATAAGTCCAAGCGTAATGATAAATTAACATATTACCGTGGATTCTTATTTGCGCCGCATTTACAAAAGCTGTCACCTACATTAGACGAACGTCGTCCACGTGGTATACGCATGCAAGTTTACAAAGCGTATGACGCTGGGTTAGTAGAGTTAATACAAAAGAAGCATGGTGACTTTGATTATGAATACATGGCGGTAAGAAAATGATTGACATAATAATGTTTTTGATCATACCCATTAAGATCGCTATAGCACTTTACATTACGTATCACATTTATGCATGGGTGTTAGGCTTATGACAGCAATAAAAGAAGTTAGTGTGCGTGACGAATTAAAACGTGCAGAAGATGCATTTTACGATGCCATGTTTGTTGAAGACGAAGAAAAAATGTTAGCAGCAAATTATGCCATTGTTTATTACCAATCATTTGATGGGCATTATTGCCCGGAATACCCAGGTTTTTAAGGAGGAGAAATGAAACTAATAGAAGCTGCAGTGAAGATAGACAAAATACTGCGTGAATCAATTGATAAAGGTTCTGGTTTTTATGATACGTTAAGTAAGATAAAAGCTGTGAAAGTACATGGCATGGAGTTTACCAACTCCATGTTACTAGAAGTTATGTTAGAGTATGCTAAAAACTTTTCTGATTTTGTGAAGACAGAAAAAGATATACAGGAGATGTTTGATAAAGCAGAATCTAGTTGGAATAAAAAATTTAACTAATGGACATTAATAGTGTACCAAAGGTGACTATTACGTGGCTCGATGCCCGTGATATGGAAACTGGTTGGCTTGATATTAAAGAAATTGTAAACGCTCCATTGGCCGTCTGCCAGGAAACTGGCTGGATGGTCGTGAATAATAAAGAGAAGGTAGTGATTATGAGATCTTGGTGCGTGGACCGGGACGATAACCATGGTGGTGGAGCAGTAGCAATACCAAAAGGTTGGGTAACAAAAATACAATATTTACAGGAAACACATGCAGACGTACGAAATTAATTTATGGTTAGATAAAAAGGTAATAGAAAAGATAGTAAAGCAATTTGAGAAAGATGAAGATGTCATGGAGTATATCAAAAATAACTTTGATACAGCTCCTAGTCCAGAGTTTCCTTCCTTAGACCCAGATCGTGGTTATACCAGGCCTAAAGCTTCCAAATATATTATCACATGGGCTAAGGTCCATACATATGTAAGAAAGAAAGGTCCAACTAGAATACAGTTGACAGAAGAAGAAAAGGAAATACAGAAGACTCTTGAAGCATCAATAACTAAAGAAGCCATTGATGAATGGGGTCAAAATGAAATGCTACGTGAAGTAGAAAAAGATTATTGGAGTCACCCAGATGCAACAGGCCTTGAAGAAAAGAGATAGACAAGGGTTAACACCCAAACAAAAGAAAGTGTACGACATCATAAAAGCCTTTATAAAACAGAATGGTGTGTCACCATCTTACGAAGAGCTGAAACAGCTTATGGGGTCAAAATCTAAGTCACATGTACATAGTTTTGTGCATCAATTAATAGAACGTGGATGGTTAGGAAAAGGAAATGGCAGAAATCGGTCAATTTATATTTTGTAATGTGTCACCTATAGTGGTATATTTGCTAAAAAGTTTTTTTTATTTTGTTACCGGGAACCAAACTGGTGCCACAGTGACACAATTGGTGATTAAACTATATAATTCAATGACTTATGTTGTGGCACCTATGTGTCACTACTCTAGACGACGCAAGGCACTTTTTTGTTTTTTGGAAATAAAAATGAGTAAAAACTCAACTATACTGCGAGGTTTAGCATGGTAGATAAAAGAATTAGTAGTGCCACAAGTGGTGCCACAAATATGGCAAAAAGATATCCAATTAGAGATGATGGATTGACAGACAAACAACGTATATTTGTACAGATATATACAGAGAACGAAGGGAGGTTGACACCTACAGAATGCGCAAGACAAGCTGGATACAAAGAAGACAGAGCAAACACGACTGCGTCAGAATTATTGAATGGCAAACGCTTCCCAAAAGTAGTAGAAGCTGTGCTTACAAGAAGAGCAGAGATTGAAAAAACACATGAAGTCAAACTCAACAAACATGTCCAGGAGCTGGCAAGATTGCGTGAGAAAGCTCTTGGTGAGAAGTCCTATAGTGCTGCTGTTAATGCTGAGCGCTTGCGAGGGCAAGCTGCAGGATTGTACATCGATAGAAAAGAGATCAGAACTGGTAGTATTGACTCTATGTCTAGAGAAGAAGTTTTAAAGGCATTAAAGGAAGTTGGATTAGGAGGTAAGTTTGAAAAGAACGGAGCAGGAACAAAACTATCAATCGAAGAGGAATCCAATAGCCAAGTCATTAAAGACATCACGCCAGTGGAGTCAAAAGATAATCAAGAGCAAGAAGAAGTATGACCGTAAAGACGGAAACAAATTTTTGGAAGACTTTAAAAAAGTATTTAGACAGTGGTAATTACATATCATCAAGGCTAGAAAGTTACGTTACGCCAGGATTCCCAGATTGTTTAGTTTATCACAACAAGACAGGATTCTTTACATTAGAATTAAAGGTCGTAAATAGTAGTACCAAAGTGGTACTATCTCCCTTTCAAATTGCCTGGAATTCACGTCATGGAATAGCAGGAGCACAGTCATATATCTTGGTTACCCTGCCTGACAGAGGCGAGGTCAAAATGTTTCATGGGTGCAAAAGCGTGGAGCTCGGCCAAAAGACCGTGGACCAAGTGCCTGGGCTGTACGAAGGACGGCTCATGGATCTCGATTTTTGTCAAGTTATTTCAAACTCCCAAACTCCCTAATATAAACTAAGTTGTGGACAAGCTGTGGATAACTCGCCGGCCAGGCGCCGGGCGCCCGGTGCGCAGCTGGGGGATTAAAGCTCCCCGAAACTCCTTAAAAACTCCCGAAAACTCCCAAAAAAATACCCTGACCCAGCGGCCGGGCATCCTGCTTCGCAGCGTGTCCCGCGGGCCCAGCAGTCAAACTCCGAAACTCCCGTAAAAAAACTAAGGTTTCTGCCATTTTTGTTCTCCATCTGCTCAGGTTACACCGGGCGCGCCCGCTGGTCTTCTGCGTGCAACCTTTGGAATAAAATCCGCAGAAAACAGGGAAAAATTTTTGACTTCCATCTTGACTTTCCTGGAAGCAGGTGTATGTATATACCAGGCCGGGACACAAATAAGTATCCTGAAGATATAGAAAGGGCGGAAATGCTAGATTTTTTACTTGGGATCCTACTTCCCCTGAAGCTCCTGCTGCTGGGCTACGCTGCGTGGCAGCTGCTGCACTGGCTGTTGTAGCTGCTGCGCCAGCCAGTTAAACTCCGAAACTCCCCATCTTAATTATTAAACTAATAAGGTTCGTGGTTCTCGGAGCTGGGAGGCCGGGCGCCCGCCGGGCTGAAACAGGCTGGTAAATTTTATTACTTCACACTTGTCATCACATTGGATTCGTGATATGACTGCAGATAGAAAGAGAAAGGACTACTATGATTCGTTGGAACAAATGGACTAGAGATTATACATATACTTATGAATGGCATGATGGGGCTTGGCGATTTATCCACAAGAAAAGTAATCGACCCATTGTACATTGGTTTAAGTCATGGTATAATACATCATACTTCATGCTTTGTAGGCGTTCGTATAAATGAGGTATCGTTAACTAATTGCCGAATCTTCCGATAGGCAATACGAGGCAAGATAAACGGAGTTATTCGGCTCTTGCCTCAAAACTCCAAACTCCCAAAACTCCCCGAAACTCTTATGATATTATATAACCACGTCTTGACCACACGCCCGGGCGCCCGCCGGGAGTTCCTGCTGACGCTAACCCATTTGTTTCCCGGGCATAAAAAAAGGGCGATATTATTATCGCCCTCATCAACCATATAATTGTAGGTATATGTTACATGGTTAAACCCATTCTCTTTAAGACATATCCGACCTCGCTTTGTAAATGGTGTATTAAGTCTGCTCTATTGTCTTTGTCTTGTGCAACCCATTCAATGACTGCATTACATAGAACACCACTTATTAACTTCCAGTCCATGCTATCTTTCTGAGGTACTTTACTTATTAGTTCTTCTACATTACCTAAAGTAGCTTGGCTCTTGGAATACTCTAACACCTCTTGAAGAAGAGGTGTAACATCGACATTATTAATAGTTTTTGTTGGTACGATATCGTTAGGCATGAATTTCCCACTCCCCAACTTCGTGACCATTGACTTCAAATACAGTTTCAGGGTTTACGTTCGCCCATCTTCTGTGTACTTGGTCAATACCATTACCTATTCTATAAACTAAGACATAGTTTTGATGCTCAGTTACATTACTAGGAACTGGATTGTTAGTGTGTCGCCAAGCGTTACTACCTAAGATACCTCTCTTAACTACTGACACCTCGCCTTTGTTGTTAAACCATTTGCAAGAGAACATCTTGTTCTGTCCTACCATGGTCTTGAATTCTGACTTTGTCATATATACCTACTTTCTATTTATTATTACTTGTACCATAAGTTAGTAATCCTTGTACTACTAATTGCATTATGTTGTGGATAACCTGTGGATAAGTCGGCCGGGACATTAAGACGCATGCGACAAGATGTCGCACCCGGCGCCCGGGAACTCTTGCGGCTCACTCCTTCGGAGTTCGCCGCCCGGTAACTACGCGAAGACCCATCCCCCCCTTTTTGTATCTAACATCCATATAGTGCTGCGTTACACTGTTTGAGAGTGACAATATGCTACAAAAACGTTATATTGGAGTTTCAAAAAAATTTTTGCAAAATGGAAAACATTTCAGAGTTAGAATCTTTAGATACCAATACACTTAAACTGTTGCTCAAAGACGCTATGGATAAAAAGCGTGATATAGCACAGGGTGATTTTTTAAAATTTGTTAAAGAGGTTTGGCCTGATTTCATTGAAGGTAAGCACCATAAAATTTATGCAGAAAAATTAAATCGTATTGCAAATGGTGAGCTCAAACGTCTGATTGTCAATATGCCTCCTCGACATACAAAATCAGAGTTTGCATCTAATTTGTTTCCTGCATTTTACATGGGACGTCACCCAAAGGCCAAGCTTATACAAACCACACACACTGGTGAACTAGCAATCCGTTTTGGACGTAAGGCTAAGAACATGATAGAATCATCAGAATATGAAAAAGTATTTCCAACAGTTACACTTGCAGCTGACTCCAAGGCTGCTGGACGTTGGGAGTCAAATCATGGCGGTGAGTATTTTGCTGCTGGTGTTGGGGGTGCTATTACTGGTCGTGGTGCCGATTTACTTATTATTGACGATCCTCATTCTGAGCAGGATGCTCTCTCGCCAACCGTTTTAGATTCACACTACGAGTGGTACACTTCAGGTCCACGTCAACGTTTACAACCTGGTGGCTCGATCGTTTTAGTCATGACACGTTGGTCAACAAAAGATCTTACTGGCCGACTGCTCGAGGCCCAGGCTAAAGACCCAGCTGCGGATCAATGGGAAGTCGTCGAGTTTCCTGCAATCATAAACGAGAAACCCATGTGGGGAGGTTTTTGGACCATAGAAGGTTTACAAGGAGTCAAGGCTTCTATCCCTCTAACCAAGTGGCAAGCACAATGGATGCAGGCACCTACCTCCGAGGAAGGTGCGATTATAAAACGTGAGTGGTGGCGCGAGTGGGAAGAAGATAGCATACCAGACCTTGAGTTTATTATACAATCATACGACACAGCATTCTCTAAAAAAGAAACAGCTGACTTTTCTGCTATTACAACGTGGGGTGTATTTAACCCTGACGAAGGACAAAAAGGTTTAATATTACTTGATGCAAAAAAAGACCGTTGGAATTTCCCTGAACTAAAAGCCGAGGCCCTAGAACAATATAAATACTGGGAACCAGAAATGGTATTGGTAGAGGCTAAAGCTTCTGGCTTACCTTTAACTCATGAGTTGCAAAAGATGGGAATACCTGTTATAAATTTTACACCCTCTAAAGGTAATGATAAACATTCGAGGGTAAATAGTGTAGC